AAGTAATGGCAAGAGTAGTTCCTGATGGGGTGTTTATTGATGCTGATGGTATTAATGAAGTTGACCTTGGAACTGGAGCAGCATATAATCCAGAGGATGCATTAAAGATGTATTTCCAAACTGGTAGTGTTATTGGTAGAAGCTACACTCAAGATGGTGACTTTAATAATGCAAGAATTCCTATTCAAGAGTTAAACTCTAATAGTGGTCAGTCTAAGATGGCAGCATTGATTGGTAACTATAACCACTATCTAAATATGATACGTGATGTTACTGGTATTAATGAGGTTAGAGATGGATCGACACCAAATCCAGATGCATTAGTTGGGGTTCAAAAATTAGCAGCATTAAGTTCAAACACCGCAACAAGACACATTCTTGAAGGTGGTTTATCTATGACTAAAAAATTAGCTGAATGTATTTCGGTTAGAATTGCGGACATTTTAGAGTATGCTGATTTTGCTGAGGAGTTCGCTATGCAGATAGGTAAATATAACGTTGCGATATTAGACGATGTTCGTGAGTTGTACTTGCATGACTTCGGTATCTTTATAGAGGTGTCTCCAGATGAGGAGCAAAGACAAATGCTTGAGGCTAATATTCAAGTTTCGTTACAACAACAAACAATTGACTTAGAGGATGCTATTGACATTAGAATGATCAATAATATTAAGTTGGCTAATGAGATGCTAAAGGTTAAGAGAAAGAAAAGAATGGAGCAAAAACAAAAGGAAACAGAAATGAATTTCCAGATGCAGATGCAAACTAATCTTCAGTCTCAACAAGCGGCAGCTGAGTCAAAAGCTCAAATGATACAATTAGAAGCCCAATCTAAAATCCAGTTAAGAGAAGCTGAAATGAATTTTGCTGTACAACAAATGCAAGCAGAGGCTCAAATAAAGGCTCAGTTAATGGATAAAGAGTTTCAGTATAATATGGCATTGAAAGGTGTTGATACTGAGAATTTGATGAAGCGTGAAGATAAAAAAGAAGAAGCAAAAGATAAACGTGTAGATCTTCAAGCAACTAGACAATCTGAATTAATAAACCAAAGAAAGAACAACTTACCACCATTGAATTTTGAAAGTTCTGGAAATGATACACTTGGTGATTTTGACCTAGAAGCATTTTCTCCTAAATGACAGGCATATATAAAATAGAATCTCCATCTGGTAAAATATATATAGGTCAAGCGGTAAATATTTGTATTAGATTTATATCTTATAGAAAAATGAAGTGTAGAATGCAACCAAGGTTATACAGTTCTTTTTATAAATATGGTGTAATTAATCATATATTTAGTATTATAGAATTATGCGACATTAATAATCTTAATAATAGAGAAAGACATTGGCAAGATTTTTATGACGTTATTAGTAATAAAGGTTTAAATTGCGTACTAACTAATTCAGATGAAAAACATAAAGTTATTTCTGATGAAATGAAACAAAAAATAAGATCAAAAACAATTTTATATAGACACACTGAAGAAGCAAAATTAAAAATATCAGAATCTTTAAAAGGTAGATTTGTTTCTAAAGAAACTAGAAGAAAAATATCAGAATCTCAAATCGGAAAGATAGTTTTAAAAAGCACTTGTGATAAAATATCAGAATCTTTAAAAGGAAGAAAAATATCTAAAGAAGCACTTGAAAAAAGATCTAAATCTATATCTGGAGAAAAAAATTGGAAAGCTAAATTAATAATAGATACTCAAACAGGTATATATTATGGATGTATTGATGATGCAGCACAAGCAAAAGGAATTAAAAGAGTAACACTTAATAACTATTTAATAGGGAGTAGACTTAATAAAACGTCTATGATTTATGCTTGATTAAACCATCATTAATATATGTTTTTACATATAATAATTGGTATATCTATCATATTATATGCTTATGCACATAATTACGGTAAACGACTACAGTTACCGTAGATTTGTTTACAGTAAGTAGTTTACTGTAAACTAGCTAATATATTATGCAGAATGACTGTTTATTGGTTGTTTTGGCTAATATATTATACAAAAGAAACCCACGCAGTTTTCTATTCGTCAATAGTCTTACGTGGGGATTTGTCATAAGTTATACCTTTCGGATTTCCTTTACACAGAAAAAGACCTATTCGGGTGCGGTGTTCCAACGAGAACCGTAACAGGTACAGTAATGCAAATATAAAAAATATAATTATCTTTGTAAAAATAAATATAATATAATGGCAGAAGAATTTAAAGTACGTGCTGTTGACTTCGAAGAAAAGTCGGTAGCTGAGATTGAGCAACAGTTGCTTAATGATCATGCAGAGAAGAACGGAACGGCAGAAGAAGAGGTAGTTGATACAGTGGTTGTAGATACTCCTATAATTGAAGAAACACCTCAAGAAATTGAGATTGATGATAATAGAGTTCTTTCATATATTGGGAAAAGGTACAATAAGGAGATTACTAATCTTGATGAGTTATTTGAGCAAAGATCAAATAATGAGGATTTAGATCCAGAGGTAGCAACATACTTAAAGTACAAGAAAGAAACTGGTCGTGGGATCGAGGATTTTATTCAGTTGAATAAAGATTACGATTCAATGGACCAAGATCAGTTGTTATTCGAATATCATAAAGGTGTAGATAAAGATTTAGACGTTGATGATATTAAGTTTGACCTTGAATCAAAGTTTGCATACGATGCTGACTATGATGACGAGAAAGAAATTAAGAAGAAACAACTGGCAAAGAAAAGAGAACTTACAAAAGCTAAGGAGTATTTTAACGGATTAAAAGAACAATACAAAGTTCCACTTGAGTCAAGGGAGTCTTTAGTTCCAAATGAAGAGAAAGAGACATACGAAGCTTACAAAAGTTATAAACAAGCTGCGTCACAAGCGGATGAGGAGCAACAAAAAAAGTCAAAGTATTTCTCTGACAAAACCAATGAGCTATTCTCTGATAAATTCGAAGGTTTCGGATTCAACATTGATGAGAATAAGAAGGTGGTATATAAACCAGGGGATTCAACAGACTTACTTAAAGAACAATCTAATTTAGAGAACTTCGTATCGAAGTTTTTGAATGATGAGGGTTATCTTAAAGATGCTGAAGCATTTCACCGTTCTATTGCAGTGGCATCAAACCCTGAGAAGTTTGCTAAATTCTTTTATGAAAAAGGAATGGCAGAAGCGGTAGGTAATGTAGCTAGAGAGTCTAAAAATATTGATATGACTCGTCAAGCAACACAGATTACACCGCCTCAAGGAATGAAAGTTACAGCTTTAGATGATGGTCGCAACGGAAGATTAGTTATAAGGAATATTAAAAATTAAAAACAAAAAACAAAATGGCTGGAACAATCGCAGCGAACCCAGGTGTATCAATTACACCTAGCGCAGTAAAGGCAACATTGCCTACAAATTACATTACAAACTTTGATTTCTTGAATCAGTATTTACCAGATACTTACGAGAAAGAATTCGAACGTTACGGTAATCGCTCTATCGCATCATTCTTAAGAATGGTTGGAGCTGAGTTACCATCTAACTCTGACTTGATCAAATGGGCAGAGCAAGGTCGTTTACACACTAAGTACACTGCTGTAGTACCTAACAGTGCAGCTACGTCTGACACTGCATTATTTACTGTACCTGGTTCAGTAGCTTGTAATTTCCGTAAGAATCAAACAGTATTTTTATCTTCAGAGTCAGTACCTTCTAATTCAGCAAAAGCTATTGTTTCTGCGGTTGGTACAGCTGATTCTTTAGCTTCTAATTCTCAATTTGAAGTTAAATTTTACAATGCATCTGGATCTCCATTTACTATTACTACAGAAACTGTAACTGCATTTGTTTACGGATCTGAGTTCTCAAAAGGAACAAGTGGTATGATTGGTTCATTAGAAGCTCAAGATGATTTCTTTGAATGTAAACCAATTATCATCAAAGATAAGTATGTAGTATCAGGTTCTGATATGGCACAAATCGGATGGGTTGAGGTTACAACTGAGAACGGAGCTACTGGTTACTTGTGGTACATGAAGTCAGAACACGAAACGCGTTTACGTTTTGAGGATTACCTTGAAATGGCAATGGTAGAAGGTGTTCCAGCTCAAACTGGATCTGCTGCTGCTGCATTCTTAAATAGTGCTCCATCTTATCCAGCTCCTAATACAGGAACTGCTGCTGCTGGTACTCAAGGTTTATTTAATACAGTTGAAAGTCGTGGTAATGTTTGGTCTGGTGGTAATCCAACTACATTGTCTGATTTCGATACAATCGTTCAACGTTTAGACAAACAAGGAGCTATTGCTGAGAATGCATTGTTCTTAAACCGTCAATTCTCTTTTGATATTGATGATATGTTAGCTGCTCAAAACTCTTACGGAGTTGGTGGTACATCATACGGTTTGTTTGATAACAGCGAGCAAATGGCATTGAACTTAGGATTTACAGGTTTCCGTAGAGGTTACGAGTTTTACAAAACTGACTGGAAATATTTGAACGATGCTACATTGCGTGGTGGTCTAATTGGTGGTTCAATTAACGGAGTTTTAGTTCCAGCTGGAACAACTACTGTTTATGACCAAGTATTAGGTAAAAACGCAAAACGTCCATTCTTACACGTACGTTACCGTGCTTCTGAAGCAGAGAACAGACGTTACAAAACTTGGATGACTGGTTCAGCTGGTGGAGCACAAACAAGCGACTTGGATGCAATGGAGGTTAACTTCTTGTCTGAAAGAGCGTTGTGTACATTAGGAGCAAACAACTTCTTTATCTTCAAAGGATAAGAATAAATATTAACAGAGTGTCATCAGTGACACTCTGTTATTTTTTTTAGTAAAAATTAAATTATATAAAATGGAAAAATTAGCAATCAAGAAAGTAGTTCTTGAACCAAAAGATCGTTTATACATCTTAAAAGACAACAGTGCGCCATTAGCGTACTATATCGCATCAAAAGATACCCCAAGAAAGCGTTTGCTTTTTTATGATGAGGTAACAAATACAAATCACCCACTTCGATACGCACGTAATTCTAATAGTCCTTTTCAAGAGGAGCAAGATCAGAACGTGATCGTTGAACCAATCGTATTTGAAGACGGAACATTAAACGTTCCAAAAAACAATCCAGTACTACAACAATTTTTACATTACCATCCAGGTAATGGTCATGAGTTTGTTGAGTTTGACAACGAGAAAGATGCTGAGGAAGACATGGCGTTTATATACTCAGAGTTAGACGCTCAATTAGCTGCTAGAGATTTAGCTGCAAATGACTTCAGTACGCTTGAAGCAGTAGCACGTATCTTAATAGGTGGTAGAGCTGAGAGTATGAGTAGTTCAGAAGTTAAGAGAGACATGATGCTTTATGCAAAACGTTATCCTCAAGATTTCTTGGAAGCTATAAATGATCCTTCGTTGAAAATTAACAACATTGCTGCTAGAGCATTCTCTGATGGTTATATGACGTTAAAAAATCATGGTAAGGATATTTACTTTAACTTGAAAGAAAATAAAAAGAAATTAGTGACAATTCCATTTGGAGATAATGCTAACTCTGTATTAGCATCTTACCTTCAATCGAATGAAGGATTGGAATTATATAAGTTCTT